AGGAGGTGGTGTAATGGCGGATTATCCTGATTTTAAGCAATCTACAGGCTACGGAACTGTGACCGGCTTAGGTGGGGCAAACTGCCGATAGCGCCACACTTTTTATCCGTTCGTAGAGGGTGTGTCGGAACGTACCTATACAGACGAACAACTTGATGATTTGAAGCCTGAAAACCACAAGTTTGTTTTTGATGGCAAAGAATATGACCAATACAGCGCAAGCCAGATGCAAAGGCGCATAGAGCGCCAGATACGCAAGCAGAAGCGCTTTAGAGACGCTTACAAGGCCGCTGGGCTGAAAGACGACGAGATAGCCGCCAACATCAAATTGCGCCGCCTGAACGCAAAATACAAGGCGTTCAGCGCGGCGGCGGGACTGCCGGAGCAGCGGGAGAGAATGAAGGTGCTGTATTGAATTGGGAAGAAGTCAAAAAGGCAACTGACGCAATCTTGAAGCGCGGCAACGATGTGGAAATCCGACGCAAAGGCGACGGGTACATCGTGTTAGAGGTAAAGAAAACAATCAAATATTCAACTCCCGCGCAATAGGGCACGGGAAAGGGCAATAGGAGCCAGCTACCGAGTTTTCCTCGGTGGTTGGCTCTTTTGTTGTAATACGCAGTGGGGAATGACGCTGTGGAAATAAAAGGAGAATAAAAATGGCAGACGAAATCATGACTTTTGATGAAATACTGGCTGACCCCATCTATAAGGCGGAGTTTGACAGGCGAATCACAAAGGCGCTTTCAACTGTCCAAGCCAAACTGGACGCGGAAGTAGAAAAAAACAAGAAGTACGAGGAAAAAGGAACCGGCGAAACGGTGGAGACCCTCAAGAAGCAGCTTTCAGAATTGCAGGAAAAGTACAACAAGGATACTGGCGACTATAAAGCGCAGATTTCCGACCGCGATTATGACGATGCAATGAAAAAAGCTGTTGCAGATAAGGGCATCAAGTTTTCCTCAAAAGCTGCGGAAAAGGCCTATTTTGCCGACCTCAAAGAAAAACATCTTGAGCTTAAAGATGGCTTGCTTGATGGCTTTGAAGAGTGGCATAAGGCGCAGACCGAAGCCGATCCGTCCGCGTTTCAGACCGGCAAGCCCGCGCCAAGCTTTGCAAAGCCTGTCGGTACCGGCGGCGCACCTGCAAGCGAAGGCAAGGGTGCAATGTTCGCAAAACAATTCAATGCGCAGTATGCGCAGACTACAACGAAGGAGTGAATTTAACGTATGTCTTTTGTGACTAACATTTCCGGCGCAGCGCGCCCGAACTTTCTCGAAAGCGAAGTCGGCCTCGTGCTGAAAACCCGTGAAATTCCTGCGACGCTTGGCGTGCAGGATGGCATTTATAAAACTGTCGCTCCCGGCGCTGTTTTCCCGTCTAACAACAGCAGTGCGGAAGGTATCGTTTTTGAAGCGGTCGACGTGACCAACGGCAATATGCCCGGCTCTGTCCTCGTGGCTGGTCGCGTCCTTTCTGATGGGCTGAATATTGCTTCGGCAGCAAAAACCGCGCTTGAGGGCAAGGGCATCGTCTTTGTTGATGCGCCCGCCGTTACTCGTGGTTATACCGTGACTTACGACAAGAATGACGGTACCGGCGATGTCCCTGTGGATTCCAACAGCTATTTTGATGGCTCTGTTGCAAAGGTGTCCACCAGCTATCCGCTGACCAAGAGCAACAACACCCAGACCGGTTGGAGCACCAGCAAGGGCGGCGCGGCGGTCTCTGAGGTCGAAATGACCGGTGACGTGACCCTGTATCCCGTCTGGACTGCAAACGGCTAAGTAAGGAGGTAAAAATCTATGGCTGATATTCTGAATCTTATTTCTGACGCTGAGCGTCTGGAATTTTCGCAGAACCTTTCTGTTGCGCGTCCTGCCTACATCGGCGACCGCATTTTCCCCGACCAGAAGACCGAGAACATCAAGGCTGAGTATCTCCGCCTTGCTGCGGGCGCGACCATTCCTGTGATGGCAACTGTCCACGCTTTCGATACTGAGGCTGAGATTGGCTCTCGCCCCGTGTTCGACAAGACCGAAGTTGAAAAGCTGCTCATCAAGCGCAAGATCAACCAGACCGAGCGCGTCCGCCTGCTGACCGAAAACGGCGTGTACGCCGATGACGCCGTTGTGCGCTATGTCTTTGACGATATGCGTCTGATGGCCGATGCGGTCAAGGTTCGCACCGAGGTCGCCAAGATGGAAGTCCTCGCCACCGGCAAGATGACCATCAAGGAAAACAACCTTAACATGACGGTCGACTACGGCGTTCCCGCCAGCAATATCGGCTACAAGCTCGATCTGAGCGCTGATGCGGATATCATCGGTCAGCTTCGCGCGATCGTCGATGATGCAGCGGACAGCGGCAACACTCTTACCGAGGTTGTGCTTTCCAACAAGATTCTGCGCAAGCTGTCGTCCAACAAGGGCATCCAGACGATGATCTACGGCAGCATTGGCGTCGGTACGTATGTTCCGACCGACCGCCTCAGTGCGCTGTTTATGTCCATGTTCGGCTTTGGCACCATTACCACGAACGACCTGCGCTATAAGACGCAGACTTCGAGCGGTAAGGAGACCACCAAGCGCTTCTTCCCCGATGACAAGATCGCGTTCCTCTCCAACGGCACTTCCGCTTCTTTCGGCGCAGGCCTGTGGGGCGTTACTCCCGAAGAGGCTGATTACGGCCAGTACAACGAAAAGAGCGCCAACCAGTACATTACCGTTACCCAGTGGGCTACGCCTGACCCCGTTGCGGTTTGGACGAAGGCAAGCGGCCTGTTCATCCCGGTTGTTCCCAACCCGAACGGCCTGTTTATCGCGTCTGACACGAGCAAGTAAGCTGTTACCTCCTCCCCTGCCTGAACGGTTTGCCGTGACGGTGGGGGAGGGGCCAGAAAAGGAGGCTGCGCATGGCGTACGCTGATTATATCTATTATGCAACGGTTTACATGGGTGGGTCTCTGACCGAAGATATCTTTCCGGCTCTTGCAGTAAAAGCATCCGCTTATGTAGATTACGTTACGATGGGCCGAGCCAAGAATGCGTTTGGCGATGCGGCGGATGCGGTCAAAAACGCTGTGTGTGCTTTGGCTGAGATCATTCAAGACAGCAACAAACTCAATGCGGTCTCGACGGACACTGAGCACGCCGTATCGAGCGAAACGGTAGGCGCGTGGACGCGCAGCTTTGACAGTAAAAATGTGTCTGCGACGGATGTGCAGCTTATCGAGAGTAGAAAGCGCGAAGCGGTCATGATGTATCTTGCACCGTATGGACTTCTAAAAGCGAGGGGGTATGGGCCATGTCCATGTTCCCCCACACTGTAACGATTTACAACGTCGTGCAAGAGACTGACCCGGCGACGCTTGATGAAGCCGAGAAGGTTTATACCACAATCCTGCGCGGTGTTATGCTGCAAGCATCGAAGGGCGTGAACGTGCGCGAAAGCGGCCTTGAAAGTGCGGACGCTGTGAATCTGTATATCCCGTTCTCTGCGAAAGCAGTGGACGGGGTAACAGGGACGCCAAAAACCTACATTGGACCGCAATCGTTTTTTAAGGCGGCGGACAAATCCAACCTGTGGACGCTCTCATACAAGGGAAACGGTGGCATGACGTGCTTTGTAAAGGGCGAGTTCGTTTCGGACAACATGACCGTCGTACTGAGCCATGACGATTGCTACAACGTGACCAAGGTTGATGCTATGAACTACGGTAGCCCCGATATGCAGCACTGGGAAGTCGGAGGTGCGTAATGGGCATCAAGTTTTCCGTGCATACCGATGGGATGGACGCTGTAAGAACTGCCGTTGCAAATGCTTGTACGCGCGCTGAGCACGTTTTAGCCGAGCAGATGGAGAAAGACACGCAGCCTTTTGTGCCGATGCTTACAGGCTCGTTAACGCAGCGTACAAGGGTAGTTGGCAACGACATCATATACCCCGGTCCTTACGCAAGATTCCTGTATTACGGGAAAGTCATGGTTGACCCGAATACCGGCAGCACATACGCGCCAAAAGGCGGTACAAAGGTCGTGACTGACCGCAATTTAGTGTTCAACCACACGGCGCATCCACAGGCACAAGCCCATTGGTGTGAAGCATCAAAAGCGCAGAACCTCGATAAGTGGTTGCGTGTAGCAGAAAAGGCGGTGAAGAAGTACGGAACAGATTAAAAAGACTGTCTCGGCGGCGGAAGAGGATCAGGTCTCCCGAAAGCTGCTTGCGTGGTTAAACACATTCCCTGACAAGCCGGTTGATTTGATTCGGTTCGAATTTCTTCCCGCCGATACTGCGGCGATGGCGCTGTCTACGATTCAGGCGGCGTACATCGTGCAAAAATATATTCTCGGTGGATATCAGGCGGAATACCAATTCAAGGTCATCTACCGCATGAAACCGGGGAACAGCAATGATAAACGGCTCAAAGCTGACGAGCTGCTCAATGCTTTGGGCGATTGGGCGGCAAACGAAACACCGCCTGACATTGGCGACGGCCGGCGCGTCATTCGCATTGAGCCGACAACGCGATCCTCTCTTTTTGCCGTGTATGAAAACGGGGACGAGGATCATCAAATCCTTATGAAGATGAACTACGAGGTGATTAAAAATGGCTGATATGACCTTTAACACCACGGCGGGGCAGACCGTAGACCGCGAACTTCTGATCGCGTATCTCAACACGGGCGAAACTGGAACTCCCACGTGGTCTCCCCTCGGTACGCGCGTCACAGATTCCAGCATGGAATATGACTGGCAGGAGGATTCCTCGAAGGATATCCTTGGCACGACGCGCACGACCATGAAGAAACCCATCATCACGCAGACCTTTGACCCGTCTGATCTGGACGCTGGCGACCCTGCCATCGTCAAGGTTTGGAATCTTGCGGTCAAGGAGCAGAACGCGGCGGCGTTGGCGAATCAGGACGTGCTGATTGTCCACGCCTATGCAGGCACGGCAAAGACCGCAGTATTTGCGGAGCGCTATTCGTCCTGCATGGTTAAGCCCTCTTCCCTCGGCGGCGAGGGTGGCGGCTTTATCGGTATGCCTATCGACGTGACGCTTGGCGGCACGCGCACGGTCGGCACTGCCGCTATCTCTGGCAGCACGATCACGTTTACCGAGGGCGAATAAGAAATAGAGGGCTGGCGTTTGTCAGCCCTCATTTTGGAGGAAGGTATGGAACTCACTTTTGATTCTGGCGTAAAAGAATACACAATTCGCGGCGTAAACGGCGTTGTTACCGTTTACTTTAATCCTGCGGACGTGAACTTTGCAAAGAAAGCATATAAAACCTTTGATGACCTGCGCAAGAAGCAGGAGACCCGTGCAAAGACGCTCGAAAAGGATATCCCCGATGATGAGCTTTTTGACATGGTTGAAACCTTGGACAAGGGAATGCGCGGCATCATCAATGACCTGTTTGAACAGGACATTGCTAATACTCTGTTTGGAAGTATCAATGCTTATTCCGCTGCCAATGGTGCGCCCGTGTGGCAGAACTTTATGATGGCGGTCATCGATCAGTTCGAAGATGCAACGAAGCGCGAACAGGCGCTTGCAGATGAAAAAATCCGCAAGTACACACAGAAATACAAAAAATGATGTATGGACTTCCGACGTCGCTGAACGTCTGCGGCGTTGAGTATGCTATCCGCTCGGACTATCGTGCGGCGTTGGACGTGCTTTCGGTATTCGCTGCGGTCGATCTGGACAACGGGCAAAAGGTTCTGGCTGCGTTGGACATTTTCTATCCTGATTTTTTGCAAATGCCAGATGAGCACATTCCAGAAGCGGTGAAGCAAATGACGTGGTTTCTCGACTGCGGGGATGAGGGCGATAATCGCGAGCGGCCTAAGTTGATGGACTGGGAGCAAGACTTTCAATACATCGTGTCCCCCATCAATCGTGTTGTGGGGCATGAAGTGCGCGCAATGCCTTATTTCCATTGGTGGTCATTCGTCTCGGCGTACTACGAAATAGGGGATTGCTTGTTCGCAAACATCGTTCGAATCCGCAATCTGAAAGCAAAAGGGAAAACGCTTGACAAAGCCGACCGTGAGTTTTACCGCGAAAACCGTCGCATTATTGACTTAAAGCGGACGCTAACTGAGGAAGAGGACAACACCATTAATGCGTGGTTAGGCAAAAAACCGCCCGACGCAAAATAGCATCGGGCGAAGATGGTTACTTGTTTGCAATGAATGTAATTTCGTTTCCAGACCAAAAGTCGGGAGTAAAGCGGATTTCAATCTTTTCCCAGTCTTTGGGGACTTCGTATCCGACAACACCGGTCATTTTCTTACCGGCAGCAACGGCCCCGTCTAACTGAGGTTTATCGGTTGCGATAGTGGCCGAAATGCTCAGATTTGTCGAGTAGTCATCAACATAGGAGTTGAACGATGCGATAGAGCTAACGGCAATATCTTTATCCGACTGGTTATCAATGGAGAATTCGCAAAGCAAAAACACATTGCCATCATCAGGGGTGTTGAACTGCGATCCATTGCTTTCGGCGCAAGAATCAAACTTTACACTGATTCCGTTTAGCTCGGCGGTTTCTCCAACACTAAACGTTTGTTTCTCCGCGCCAGGATCATCGCCCATGTCGTTTAATGCGGCGGCAATCATGCAAATGCCGAAAATAGCAATGATAATCCCCAGCACTGGGTGGCGCTTTTTCTGCTTGGCTCCACACTGCGGGCAAGTGGTAGCGGATTTTGCGATAGATGCCCCGCATACCTTGCAAGTAGTCATCTTATCCATTTTTCATTCCTCCTTGCCATTATTTATGGCTGCTTGGATGATATCACGCAAAAAACCAAAAAGCAAGAAGGTGATATTATGGCTGACGGCGAAGTCGTATTTGAAGCGACTATTAGCGACAAAAAACTCCATCAGGAGTTGAACAAAGTAAAAAGCAATATCGAATCCTTACAAAAGGAGTTTAAAAGGCTCGGCGACCAGAAAACGCCGATGGAAGACCGGCTGCGCAACATCGGAGCAGAGCTGGATGCGGCGAAACAGGAGCTTGCCGATATGCGCACAGCGCCAAAAGGCACGTATGAGAAAATCGACGTGTCCGAGCAGGCCGAGCGCGTGCGAATGCTGCAAAGCGAATTTAACAAAACTGCAAATAGCATTGATAAGCTCAACGAAAAGCTCAACAAAACCGGCGATAAGATTTCCGACGCGAAAACGCAGGCAGTCGAGCTAACACAGCAGATCGAGGGCAGAGCCAAAGGCGCAGGGCTGCGCAATGCAACCGAAGCGGCGGCAGATTCCATGAAAGTATTTGGACAGCGCGTAAAATCTGTTGTCCGCAGCGCACTTGTTTTTACAGTTATTACCCAAGCTTTAACAAAAGTGCGCGACTGGGTAAAGAACGTCGTAATGGTAAACTCCGAGGCAAGAGAATCCATTGCGCAGCTTAAAGGAGTGCTTTTGACGCTGGCACAGCCTCTTGTAAGCGTAATTGTCCCCGCCTTTACACTGCTTGTAAAAGTTATTACGGCAGTAGTCTCGCAAATCACGCGTCTTGTGGCGCTTATCTCTGGCAAGAGCGTCAAGGCAACTGCTAACTCGGCAAAGGCGCTAAACAAAGAGACCAGCGCATTAAAGGGAACGGGCAGTGCCGCGAAGAAAGCGGCAAGTCAGCTTGCGGCGTTTGATGAGATCAACCAGATTTCCACCGATACCGCAAACGATGCGGGCGGTGGCGCATCCGCTGACGCAATCACTCCGGACTTTAGCTACATGGACGACATCAGCGACCGCTTAAAAAAAATCGCCGATGCAGTCATGCTCATTGCGGCAGGATTAGCGCTGTGGAAAATCAGCAGCAGCTTGCCGGGTGTGCTTGGCACTATTCTGCAAAAGCTCGGCGGCATCCTTATCGCGGTTGGAGGATTGATTCTTCTGTGGGACGGCTTATCCGACGCATGGAATAACGGCGTTAACTGGGGGAATCTGCTTGAAATGCTTGCAGGCACAGCGGCGCTTGCCGGGGGGCTTGCAATCGCATTCGGCAAAGTTGGGGCTGGCATCGGCCTTGTAGTGGCTGGCGCAGCAATGATTATCACAGCGTTTAAGGACATTTGTGATAACGGTGCAAATCTCAAAAACACGCTGTTACTGATTGCTGGCATTGTGGCAACGGGGTTGGGATTCTTCTTTCTGACCGGTAGTGTCATCCCACTTGTGATTGCGGGAATTGCTACGGTAGTTACCGCTGTGCTTGCTCTGACTGGCAATTTGACCGAGTTTGCGAGAAACCTTAAAGATAACATCCTTGGCGGCATTATCCAGTTTATCAAGGGCGTGTTCACTGGTGACTGGAATTCTGCATGGAATGGTGTCAAAAAGGTGTTTAAAGGCATTTGGAACAGCATCGTCATTATTGCTGAAAGCGCGGTGAACGCCATTATCAAGGGATTGAATTGGCTTATCAGCAAGATCAACACGATTAAGTTTACCGTCCCGAGCTGGGTTCCGGGTCTTGGCGGTAAAAGCATCGGGGGGCATCTTTCCTCGCTTTCCGAAGTACATCTTCCGCGTCTGGCAACCGGCGCAGTCATTCCGCCCAACAAAGAATTTCTCGCCGTGCTGGGCGACCAGAAGAGCGGGACGAACATCGAAACGCCGCTTGCAACGATGGTCGAAGCATTTAAGCAGGCTATGGCGGAATCTGGCGGCGGTACAACTACGGTCGTTATCCAGCTTGACGGTAAGGAAATCGCACGCAGCACCGTGAAGAACATTAACAACATGACACGCGCGGCGGGTAAGCCCGTGCTGTTGTACTAAGGAGGAGTAACATGGAAGTCCTTATTATCAACGGCACGGACTACTCCGATTTTATCGCCACAAAGGGTTATGGGTGGAGCCGCAACGACCTCGACAGCGATAAGACCACCCGCACAAAAGATGGGAAAATGCGCCGTGACAAGATTACCAGCAAGCGAAAGCTGAACTATACAACGCGCTCTATGCCTCGCGATAAGCTGGCAAAGCTCGATGATGACCTTAATGAGACAACGGTCACGGCCAAGTATCTCGATCTGCATGGCGTCAGAACCAGCACGTTTTATTGCTCGTCGATGGAATGCACGCTCGAAGAAGCAGCAGACGACAATGAGGTGTGGGGCGGCGCGACGTTTAACTTGATCGAGGTGTGATATGGGGCAGACGACAAGTGCGCTGTGGCGCGAGCTGCTTCACAAGCCCGGGACGGAACGCGAATACAAATTTATCATCAATGGTGTGGAATACGGGAAAGACGCGGAGGTTTCCCACTCTGTTGAATCTCAGCTGTTTGAAGAATTTGGCATCGGCAATGCCTGTTGCGCGACGCTGAAACTCGCAGTCGTCGCGGACAATATCCCGCGCGCCGCGACGATCAATCGCTATCTCAGGCTTGTTAATGGCAGTCAGGCGACAGACTGGATCCCAAAGGGCGTGTTTTTTACCAACCGCCGTTCCTGCGATGGGAATTATTGGGAACTCGAAGCATACGACGCTATGAGAAAGGCTGACGTTGTGTGGGAGCCAGAACAGTCGCTTAACTTCCCGATGACTATGCCTGACGCTGTAAATATCTTTTGCCAGTTGATGGGCGTGGAGCTGGATAGCCGCACAGTGCTCAATAGCTCATATACCATCGACTATCCCGCAAATGATTACACCATCCGCAATGAGCTATGTTTTATCGCAGCGGCGCACGGCGGGAACTGGATTATTACCGATGCAGGGAAACTGTTGCTTATTCCGTTGTTGTCCATGCCTACCGAGACGAACTATCTCATTACAGAAGCGGGCAACGCTATCACATTTGGAGGGGTGAGGATTCTTGTCTGATAAATATTACGTCGGTGGCGACATTACGAGTTTTTCCGACAACGGCAAGTATAAGCCTATTTCCCGTGTGACGTTGCTTGTGGATGATGAAAACAGCCTGACGGCGGGCGATGATACCGGCATGGAAGTTATTGCAAGTTGCCCTCACGCCACGCAGCCAATGGTAAGCGCGTTACTGCAAACCATGAAAGGCTACCAGTATCAGGCGTACGAAGCAGGCGCGGCAAACATCGATCCGGCGGCAGAGCTGGGCGACGGCGTGACGGTTGGGGGCATTTATTCGCCGCTTTCTAAACTCTCTGATGATGGGCGCGGATACGCGGGTATTTCTTCCCCCGGGGAAGCAGAGATGGAAGACGAATACCCAGCTGAGGGGTACATCACACAAGAGTTCAATCGCAAGATTGCCGAAACACGCTCGACTATCACCAAGACCAGCGAGGAGATCATGCTCAAGGTCAAGGGCGTTGATGGGCGCGTGACGTCGCTGTCGATGTCCATTGACGGCATTGAGGCCAATATTTCGAGCCTCAACGGCAGCATTACCAACATCAAGGCCGATATCAACGGCTTGCGCACGACTGTCTCGGGCAAGATCGACGGCAGCACAGCACAGAGCATGATCGACCAGAGCATTGACAAGATCACGCTGAGCGTATCGAGCAGCAGCAGCGGTACGACGTTCAAAATTCTCAGTAATGGTGTTGTCGTTGATTCGACCGGTTCGATCGACTTGCACGTTGACGCCGTCAACATTGACGGCACGCTGACGGCAAGCGAGATCGAGGGCGACACGATCACGGTGCGCAACGACAACGGACGGCGCTGCGGTTACATCTATACCGAGTACGCCAGCACGGCGGACTACAAAATGACGCTCGAGAGCAAGGCTGTGGAGTTGAACGCGACGAGCGGAAACCTGTATCTGTCGGGGAATAACGGAAGATCAGCGCTCAATTTCGACTACGACTTCATCGATTGCCGCGGCGATTTCGCCCCGAATGCAGATAACCGGTACAATCTTGGCGCACCAAATTTTGTTTGGAGCACGATCTATTGCAGCACGAACGAGTTGAACGGGTCCGACCGGAACATCAAGAACAGCATTGAGGCGCTGCCGGTGAAGTACGTGCGCATGTTTGAGCTCGTCGAGCCGAAGCGCTACAAGCTGAACAGCGGCACGAGCGGACGCTATCACACAGGCTTCATCGCGCAGGAGGTAGAGGACGCCATGCGCGCGTGCGGCATTGATTCGCAGGAATTCGCGGGCTGGGCGGCGGCCAAGCTTGATGACGGCAGCGAGACCTATTTTCTGCGGTACAGTGAGTTTATCCCAATTCTGTGGGCCAAGGTGCGCGAGCAGGAAGCGCGGATTAGAAGATTGGAGGCATCGGCATGAAAGAAGCAATGGAACTTTTGAGCAACGCGTTTGACACGCTGAATAACACGTTGGTTTTGGGCTCGGAGGCGGGCAAGATCAGCGTCGTCAAGGCGCAGATTCAAAAGGCTTATGAGATTTTACATCGCGAGGCGGAAGAGCAGGAGAAAGACAAGCGCGAGCTTGTCGCGCTGAAATATCAGCTTGAGGATGCAAAAAAGAAAGCAAAAAAAGTAAAGGACGGCGAAGCCGAAACCGCGAAAGCGCCCGAAGAAAGCGAGGCAACCGATGGCTGATAAAGCAATTTCCGACCTCACGCAAGCGTTACAGATCACTAACGAAGACCAGTTTGTACTTGAGCAGGGCGGCGAGGCGAAGAGGCTGAAAGGCAAAACGCTGCTGAAGTTTGTCACGCTGAGCGTCGTATCGGTCACGGTGACAACACTGCCCGCAGGAAGCTCAGCAACGGCGACTTACGACAAGTCGACTGGTACGCTGGCACTCGGTATCCCGCAGGGCAGCAAAGGTGACACCGGCGCAACAGGCGCGACTGGCCCCGCAAACGTGCTGACCATCGGCTCGGTCACGTCCGGCAAGGTGGCGAGCGCGACCATTACCGGAGAAGCCCCGAATCAGGTGCTTAACCTTGTGCTGGAAAAGGGCGACAAGGGCGACACCGGCGATAAGGGCGACACCGGCGACACAGGCCCGCAAGGGAAGCAGGGCATCCAAGGCCCGCAGGGCAGCCCCGGCGCAGATGCTCCCACGATTACCGGCATCACCATCCGGCAGAGCGACTATCACCTTATCGTGACGCTGTCGGACGGCACGAGCTATGACGCGGGCTATTGCCGAGGCGCTTCTGGTGCTGGTACTGGTGACATGCTGGCATCTGTGTATGACCCTAACAACAAGCACCAGGACATCTTTGCGTATGTTGACAACGCTATCAAGGACGTCAAGGTAACTACTGACGCAACGCCTACACAGGGCAGCACGAACCCTGTGCAGTCCGGCGGCGTGTATTCGGCCCTCGCCAATAAGCTGGACAAGACCGGCGACGGCTCTGATGTTACGGCAACGTTCACTGCGTCGAGCACCCGCATCAACATCGCAACTGGTGAGAAGTTGTCGATACTGCTTGGTAAGATCGCTAAGTGGTTAGGCGACCTCAAAGCTCTTGCATTCAAGGACAAAGTTGCTAAGACTGACCTTGCAGACGACGTGCAGACGAGTCTGGGCAAGGCTGACAGCGCTTTGCAGAGCGTGAGTAAGAGCGACGTCGGCCTTGGCAACGTTGCAAATGAGAGACAGTACTCTTCCGCAAATCCGCCGCCGTATCCCGTCACGTCAGTCAATGGGAAGACGGGCGTAGTGACTGTTCCGTCCGTCAATATACCCGCCACCACCTCTCTCATCAAGGGCAATGGCTCGGGCGGGCTGGTGGCGGCGACGCGCGGCAGTGACTACATCGCGAGCGGCAACATCGTCAAGCAGACGCTCGTGGCATCGGAGACCACGCCCACCGAGAATTTCGCTATCAACTGGGTATACGGCTAAGGAGGCGCTGAGATGGCAAATACACAACTCGGCAACAAGGCCGTTGGCAGTATCGTCAAGCTGAAAGTAAGCGGTACAGCGAAAGAGTTCATCGTTGTCCATCAGGGAAAACCGAGCAGCATCTATGACGATAGCTGCAACGGCACTTGGCTGTTGATGAAGGGCATCTACGAGGAACGTCAGTGGCATAGCTCCAACGTCAACAAGTACGAAAGCAGCGATATCCACGCCTACCTGAACAGCACGTTTCTGGACCTGTTCGATAGCAACATCAGGGATGCCATCAAGCAGGTGAAGATCCCGTACCGCAAGAACGGCGGCTCTGGTGGCACCGACCAGAGCGGCGCGAACGGGCTGCCCTGCAAGGTGTTCCTGCTATCCGGTCCTGAAGCCGGCTTGGCTGGCGCAAGCTATATACCGAATGATGGCACTAAGCTGGATTACTTCAACGCGAACACCGGAGTAGACTCCAAGCGCATTGCATATCTGAGTGGTACGGCCACTGCTTGGTGGCTCCGCTCCCCGAGCACCTACAGCGCCAACTACGTGTTGGTCGTCAACTCCGACGGCGGCTACGCATCCAACTCGAGCGGCATTCGCCCCGCTTTGATGCTCCCGCAGGACATGGAAGTCGACAGCTCGGGCAATGTCACGCCGCCCCCGCCGCCCGCTACACACAAAACTCTCGTCAACGGCACGGTCTACGAAGTGAAGGGCGGGAAATGCCTCGTCAACGGCACGGGCTACGACATCAAAAAAGGCAGGACGCTTATCGGTGGGACGGGGTATGACATCTCGTTTGCGCCGTCCTACGACCCGGTCTTCGCCAACAACACGTGGGAGCAGATCATTGCGGCGTGCCACAACAACGAAGTGCCGGATACGTGGAAGGTAGCAGACCATAAGCCCATGACCATTGGCGGCTCGGACTATCTAATCGACATCATCGGCAAGAACCACGACGATTATTCAGACGGCTCAGGCAAGGCTCCGCTGACATTCCAACTGCATGACTGCTATAAGATAGCGAAGGCAATGGACTCCACTGCTTCAAATGTCAAGGGTTGGACAAATTGCTCTATGCGAGTAGAGCACTTGCCCATTATTTTGAAGCAGATGCCTGCGGACGTACAAAGTGGCATCCGTGAGGTGAACAAGATTTCCTCGAGCGGCGGTAAGAAACCCTCTCTTGAAACTACGAAAGATAACCTATTCTTACTGAGCGAGGTTGAAGTTTTTGGTAGTTCCAGTAACTCCCTCTCAGGTGAAGGCACGCAGTACGACTACTACAAAGCTGGTAACAGCACGGTGAAGAACTTTAACGGCAGTGCATACGACTGGTGGGAGCGTTCTCCAACTGCCAATAGCCCCAGATATTACTGTAATGTCAAAAGCACAGGCAGTTCCGTAAACAGTAGTGCAAATGTTACCCGTGGCGTGGCCTTCGGCTTCTGTTTCTAAAGAAAGGACTGATTATTTATGGCAACTTATATCAAAGTCAACAACACCGAATACCCCGCAGAGATCAACGGCAACCCCAAAGACCGCTCGTGGGGCGAGCGCGACGCCAAGACCATCACACTCACGATGACCACCGCCGAGGTCGCGGCGCTGCTGCCCGACAACACGCCGTGGAGCATCGTGCTGCGCGAGACGGGAAACAAGCTCGACAACGACGGCAATCCAACGGTCGAGACCGAGGAGGTCGTCAACGAGTGGGACAACAGCGCGTACAGTCTGAGCGGGGCCATCACCGACCACCGCGACGGCACAGTATCTATCAAGATGGGCAAGCCCACTGAATCCGAGCTTTCGGCGGCGACCGTCACGGCGCTGGTCGGTCAGAGCATCACGCCGCAGCGCGCGGCGGAGCTGCGACCGGTCATCGAGGCGGCAGCGGTGAGCCTGAGCGACGGCGAGGCCGCGAAGTCTCCCGAGCTCATCATCCGCTGGGCTGACCATATCGGCGAGACCGTGGCCCCCGGCGACCGCAGAAGCGACGAGGACGCGGACGGCGTGCTGCGCGTCTACAAAGTCCGCGAGGGGCAGGGCCACACGACACAAGCGGACTGGCCCCCGCACCTGACACCCGCGCTTTGGGTCGTGATCGACGTTGCCCACGCGGGCACGCAGGATGACCCGATTCCCGCCGCGCGCGGCATGGAGTACGAATACGGCAAGTACTACCTCGACAGCGAGGACGGCAAGACGTACCTCTGCGAGCGCACCGGCGAGGCCGCGGGCGGGAAGATCGTCTTGCAGTATCTGCCACACGAGTTGGTAGGGAACTATTTCACGGCGGTCTAAGGCCGCAGAAAGGGAGCGGGATATGGATAATGCAAAGCACTACGATGACGCAGAGATCGCGCTGATCGAAAGCCGATGCAAGAGCAATACGCATCGAATCAACGAGTTACAGGAGCATCAAACGGCGCTTGACAGGCTGGCAACGTCTGTCGAAGTGCTGGCGACCAAGCAGGAAACCGTCGAGGGAGACGTCAAAGAGATCAAAGAGGACGTGAAAGCCATCACGGGCAAGGCAGGGAAACGCTGGGACAGTCTGGTAGACAAGGCTCTCGCGGCGCTGGCGGGCGCGTTTATCGCGTGGCTGCTGAGTGGGGCGGTCGGATGAAGCGCCTTATCAAAAAGGCATCGAAATTGCGAACGAGGAACATCATTTTGATTATCGTTGGCATTTTTATCGCCGCTTTTGTGATCTACACGGTCATCTTTTACAGCATTAAGGGGTGGCAGTGGGACAACATCTTCCCGTACCTGCTGGGTACGGGAGGAATCATCGAAGCCTTTACTGGGCTTCTGACACTGGTAGAAATTATCGTTGGACGGAAACGAAAGGAGAACAACAATGAAATTTGAAATGAGTAACAAGGTGTACGATGTGCTCAAGTGGCTCGTGCTCATCGTACTGCCCGCCTGCTCCGGCCTCTACGCCGCCCTCGCGGGTGTGTGGGGGTGGGGCTACACCGAGCAGGTGACGACCACCATCAGCGCCGTGGCGCTGTTTATCGGCGCGCTCATCGGCGTGTCGACGTCCAGCTACAACAAAAACAAGGACGAGGACGGCAAGGGTGACAGCGATGTATCACAGTAGGGACATTGCTGACCTGCGGGCGGACGTGCGCGCAAACTGTGTCATTTTTCTCGCCCTCTGCAAGGAGGCGGGGCTTCCGGTTCTCGTGACGGAGACAGTACGAGACGACGAGTACCAGCGCTATCTTGCCGAGAACGGCTACGCGGCAAAGTCCGCGACGCGCCCGACGTTCCACGGTGTCAAGGCTGGGCTGGCGTTCGACATCTGCAAAAACGTCAAGGGGCATGAGTACGACGATCCGTCGTTCTTCGCCCGCTGCGGGCAGATCGGCAAGCAGGTCGGCTTTTCGTGGGGCGGCGACTGGAAGAAATTCCCCGACCGCCCGCATTTCCAGTGGGACGACCACCTCAAGTACACAGGGAGCATGATTTTGGCGGGCAAGTCCCCGCCGGAAATGGAGGAGTACATGGATCAGGCAACGTTTAACAAGATGATGGATGCCTATTTGGCACAGCTCGGCACCAAGCCCGTCTCTTCGTGGGCGGCGAAAGACTGGGCGGCGGCAAAAGCGGCGGGCATCACGGACGGCAGCGCGCCGCAGAGACTTATCACGCGGCAGGAAGTCGTGACAATGATCCAGAGAGCGACAAAATAACGGTGCCCGATTTGGGCACAGAAAGGAGCGGGCGGCGAAAGCCCACGCGCAAGCGCCTCTGCAAGCCCTACACGGGCATGGACAGTCAGCACAGGTCAATCCGCGCGCAATTATCCTCTATGGCCCCCAAGCGGGCCGTGGCGTATATCTTATCCTTCGAGCTGCCAGCTGACGAGGCGGCGTGTATCATTGAGTGCGACGTGCGGCAGAAAAGCTGCGTGCAGGTGGCAATGGAGCAAAGCCTATCTGTTGACGCAGTGAAGAAATACCGGCGGCGCGCATACCGCAAAATGGCATCAGAAGTATATGAAAAAAGAAATGGCCCCACCGAACGGTGAGGCCATTTCTCTTGTGTAAAAGCAGGCCGGGAATGACCTGTAAAATTAAAATATCACATTTCACGTAAAAAGGCAAGGGGAACCGTTCGACGGTTTTCGACGCACTTTTCATACACTTTATGGGCGCTTTTGAGCGCCTATTTTTTTGTACTATGGACACAACAAAGGAGGTGCGGCGATGTACGACCGACTTTTAGCTTTGGGCTTTACTGAGCAAATGGCGATGGACATTTTGACGCTGTTCCCTGATCCTGACGAGCTGAGAACATACGTCTACTTTGCAGAGATGTTCCATGTATAGCTATTTCAACCCAAATCCAAACGGGCGCAACGTGTCCGACTGCACCGTGCGCGCAATCTGCAAGGCGACAGGAAAGGACTGGGGCGAAGTTTATTTGTCTCTGTGCATACAGGGATACTTAGACGGCGACTTGCCCAACGCAAACGCCTGTTGGGGCACATATCTGCGGTCGCTTGGCTATCGGCGCTATATTATGCCGGACACCTGTCCCGACTGCTACACGGTCGGTAAGTTTGCCGATGAGCACCCGCGCGGGACGTATATTCTCGCGCTCTCTGGACATGTAGTGTGCGTGCAAGACGGCGTGATCTATGACAGTTGGAACAGCGAGAACGAAATCCCGCTTTATTACTGGGTCAAAGAAACGGAGGAATGAACATGGCATATCCCTATTTCAATCCCTATTATCCGCAGCCGATGCCGGACAACCTCATGCAGATGCGACAGATGCAGCAACCACAGATGCAGCCCATGCAGCAGCCCATGTCGCAGCCAGTGCAACAGAACCCTATCGCACAGGGCGGCGTGCAGTGGGTAAGCGGCGAACAGGAGGCGAGAGGCTATCTCATCGCGCCCAACTCTGCTGTGGCGCTGTGGGATTCTACCGCGCCGACTGTGTATCTCAAGCAGGCGGATGCAAGTGGGAAGCCGACGCTTAAAATTTACGATCTTGTAGAGCGCGCAGAAACGCCCCGCACAGCGCCGCAGGAAAAGAGCGTGGAATTTGTCACCCGTAAAGAGTTTGACGCTCTGGCAGCGCTTGTGGGCGAAATAAAGAGCAAGAAAAAGCGCAAGGTTGAGGAGGACGAGGATGATGAGTAATCCTTTTTTTGGCGCTCTTGGTGGCGGGAACGGCTTTTTTCAGATGATGCAACAGTTTCAACAGTTTAGGGCAAATTTTCAGGGTGACCCCAAAGCGGAAGTCGAAAAGCTTTTGCAATCTGGCGCTATGAGCCAGCAGGAGTTAAACCAACTTCAATCTATGGCAAAGCAGTTTGAACCCTTATTCCACTAATCTTATCGTGGCCACGATTTGATAAATAAAAATTTTTCAAAGGAGTGATACTATGTCTCTTTCCAACGGTGCTCCCATGATGACTATGCCGGTCGCGCCCGCGAACAATTACGGCGGCGGTATGGGTATGTGGGGCGACAGCTGGATCTGGATTATCGTTCTTTTCCTCTTCGGCTGGGGCCGCAACGGATTTGGCAACGGTAACGGCGGCGGTGTGATGGACGGCTACGTTCTGACATCTGACTTTGCGAGCGTTGAGCGCAAGCTCGACAGTATTGCAAATGGCATTTGCGATTCCACCTTTGCGTTGAACAATGCCATTACTGGCGGCTTTGCTACGACCACACAGGCCATCAACACCGGCTTCGGCAATGCCGAGCTGTCCCGCGCAAACCAGCAGGCGGCGCTTATGCAGCAGCTCAACGCCATGCAGATGCAGGCCGCAAATTGCTGCTGCGAGAATCGCGCAGCTATCGCGCAGGTGCGCTATGATATGGCGACGCAGGCGTGCGACACTCGCAACACGGTCAACACGGCAGCCCGCGACATCATTGACGCGAACAACCAGAACAGCCGTGCCATCCTCGACTTCCTCACGCAGAGCAAGCTGTCCGATCTCCAGACCGAGAACCAGAATCTCAAATTGGCCGCGTCTCAGGCTGCACAGAATAACTACCTCATTTCGCAGCTTCGCCCGTGCCCTTCACCGGCTTACATTACCTGTAACCCGTGGGCGGGCAGCGGCTATGGTGGCTGCGGTTCCGGTTGCGGCTGCTGACAACTGCATAGCATAGCTTTTTCGTGACCTCACGAAAATGGTCGGCCCCGTGCCGATACTAATCACAACGCGGCGGGGCAATAGCTCCGCCGCTGTATTTTAAACGGGTCGATTTCGACCCCTTTAGGAAGGAATGATTTTGTGAAAACAGTTGACGAACTCAAACAGGAATTTGTTGATCACATTGCAACTCTGGACAAGAGTGAAATGAGCATGTACGATCTTAGCAATTATGCCGATCTTTTGCGTAAAGCGGACGAATTATTTGCGCCCAGCTACGCGGAAATGATTGCAAATGGTGCGTTTGCCCCTTTTGGGGCAAATCAGAGAAAGGAGTGATACCAGTATGGCTGAATTTAGTAATTCTATCATTGCTTTGGTCCCTGCCGGCCAGAACGTCCCACTGACCGGAACGGCGGTCAATAGCAAGCCCTGTATCGTGCATCGCCAGGGCGCAGGCATTGTCACGCTGCGCGGCCTCACCAATCAAAACCGCGCTCTGTTTCGGGTCTCCTATGGCGGAAACATCGCCATTCCCACTGGAGGCACGGTTGAGGCCATCACGGCGGCGCTTGCCATCAACGGAGAGCCGCTGACCAGTGCAACAGCTACCGTCACGCCTGCGGCGGTAGAAAACTACTTTAACATTTATGTTTCCGCACAGGTCTGCGTTCCGAAAGGCTGCTGCCTGACGGTCGCAATGGAAAACACCAGCACTCAGGCCGTCAACTTCGCTAACTCGAACCTGACGGTTGAGAGAATCGCGTGAAAGGAGAATGGACATGAGCAAGAAAGCAATGTATGATCTGCGTAATATGCTGTGCGACGAACTCGACGAGCTGGCACGTAAGGGTGAGCTTGGCGCGGGCGATCTCGAAATTGCGCACAAGCTGACGGACACCATCAAAAACATCGATAAAATTGAGATGTTGGAGGACGACGGCTATTCCCGCGATGAAGACTATTCTCGCCGCTATTCCCGCGACGGAGACTGGCAGTCGGGTATGCGCGGCGCTTATGACCGCGATATGCCCAATGCAAGACGCGGCACGCATTATGTGCGCGGCCACTATTCCCGTGATGGCGGCATCAACAACATGAAACGCCAATTGCAGGAAATGCTGGACAACGCCGACGACGAAAGCATCCGCAGAGCCATCCAGCGTTGCATGGACACGATTGAGGGCTAAAGGGGGTGCGCCCCTATGGTCGACGAGAATGAGGTCAAGCGCTGGATAGCCCGCCTTGAAACAGAGGAATCCAGTTGGACAAACTATGAGCGCCTTGCCGTGCTGTATGCCATCCGTGACCAGCAAAGCGGCAGCAGAGAGAGGGCTTTGCCAATGGCATACTCCGCAGCGCCCGCGCCGGTTAGCGTCGAAACATACGGCGACAGCGATTTTCTGCGCGCAGTGGCAGATGTTCCACCGGACAAGGCATGGGAGATCATGGACGAGCTGATGGACAGCTTGAAAATTGTAAACGAGCGCGTCTATAATAGCGTCATGCGCAAACTGGTAACGTGATAGTAATTTGTTAGCAACCGTAAAGGAATTGCACAGAACGGCATCGGGTTTAACCAAAATATGTTTCAATTATGCCGAACTATTCCGCGCTATTGCTACAATATTCCGGCAATTTAGCTTTCGCACTTAATTGACGTGCATGGGGTCATAGGTTCGAGTCCTGTACCGCGCACCAGAAAAAAGCCTTGAAACTCAACGGTTTCAGGGCTTTTTCTTTTTGCCCTTTTCTGACGCTGTTTGTAACGTGTTAGTAACGGCGGCAACAAGTGTATCGGGATCAAGGTGCGTGTAGATGTTCGCAGTGGTGGAATAATCCGCGTGACCGATGATTTTTTGAAGAAACTCCGGGGGCAGACCTTCCTTGACCGCGCGCGTGGCGTAAGTGTGGCGCGTGGCATGGGGGGTCTTTCTTTTTATCCCGAGGCGATCCAGCATGGGATAGTAATCGCGGCGGCGGAAGTTGGCGGGGATCTTCTGCCCCTCGTATCCGGAGAGCAGCAGCTTCCCGGTTGCCTTTGCGGCGAAGTAGGCAAAATATGGTTTTCCCTCCGGGCGGATCGGAATGACGCGATCCCGTCCGGCTTTTGTTTTTTCACCACCGACTACATAGGTTTCGTGATAATCCGCGAGCGGCAGGGAGAATAGCTCACCGATGCGCATACCGGTGGCAAGGAGCATGAGGACAATCTTCGCGACGTCGCTTCCGTCTTCCTCAATCTTCTTGATCTCTTCCGCTGTGAATACCTCCTTTTCTTTCTTGACGTTCTCGGGGAGCTTGACAAATTTCGCAAAGTTGGTGGAGCAGATTTCCTCGCGAATCGCCCAATTCGACATTTGCGTGATGAGCTGCTTGTACTTCGACACGGTGGAGTGGGATTTACCCATGTAAATATCTACAACGGATTGAAAGTCGGAAGCGCGCAGGTCGCGGAATTTCTTGTCGTAGAGCGGCTTGAACACCTTATAGGCGTTTTCATAGGATTCTACGCCGGAGGGCCCGATCTCACGGAAATGCTCGTCCTTCCAATCTTCGTACACTTCGGAAAAGGTCATATTGTATCGCTCGTCCAGCGGACGGCCTGTAAGCCGTTCTAAGGCATCTACGGCGTCGGTCTTGCGGGGGTAGTATCCGATGATAACACGATTCTTTGCGGCGACCCATGGACGCGTTCTGCGGCCTTGCAGCTTATATACCGTTCCGGTTCCGTTGGCGCGCTTGAGCGCCTTGCGCTTTTCCGGCACTTGCTTTTTGCCGCACATAGGACAAAACAGCGCGCCTTCCGGCAGCGCTGCTTTACATTTGATGCAATTCGCCATGTCAGCCCCTCCAAAATCCGTAATCTATACAATGAAAATCAATGTACGCGCACCACACAGTGAGAAAAACGATGATGAGGAACATTATAGCAACCACGCCGTTTCGGATACGCACTCCGCGTCTCATGATCTCGATCGTGTCCGCTTTTGCATCCACGTGGCGTTCTAACTCATCGTTGCGTGCTTGCAAGGTTTCTTCGGTCGGCGTCAAGTGTTCGGAAATCCCGAATATTTCGTCAAGGGATATACCGAGCACCTTGCAGATCGGCGCGACGGTGTAAATGGACGGGGCTTTCGACATTTTGGAAAAGAAGTTCTGCACGGTGGACAGCGGCACGCCGGAAGCGTCGGAAATGTCGTGGTAGGTCAGTTTCAGTTCTTCTTTACGGATTCTACACAGCTCTTGAATGTTCATTTACATCACCTTAACTTTTCCGGTTTCTGCCCGTTTTGGGTGCCAAAAGTGGGTCTGTCGAACGCGGTCGAATGCCGTCGTGTTGCAAGGTCTTGGTATTGAAGTGGTAAGGTAAAGCGCGATATGGTCAAAACAAGCAGCGGCGACCGCTTCCCGCTGGCTGCGAAAAGGCCCCGCCGTTTGTTGCAGAGGGCGGCGGGGCCAATCTAAGCTATACCGCCTTGCAACTTTTCAATTCTCCCGCTCTTCCCATTCTGCGACCTCATCTAATGATTTAGGGATGGTATATCCCGCATCCTCAATCTTTTGTTCCAGCTTTTGATAATTTTCTGTGTTACCATTTCGCATGCGAGAAAAGCCAGAAAGAGATTTTGGGAAGTCATCTGGGAATTTAGGCTTGAACCAATAATAAATAATATGATTTAAATTTGGCTCATTGATCGGATTGTAAGACTTTTCAACACGTTCTAACCAAAGCCTATAATTTTCCTTTTCTTCTTCGGTTCGATCATCGCGAAACGGTCGTTTACTATATAAAGATGGACTTATGCACTTGAAAGATGGCTCAGAAACACCGTCAATATAAGCAAATATCCCAAGCCCGCACTGAAAATGAAAATCATCTGGGAACTTTGGAAATTTCCAACTTTTGCCAGATAAGCTATATATCCGTCTCCGGTACTTCGCGCAAATTTCACAGCACGCGCTTGAATCGCCAACCTCTATTAAATCAGTTCCAAGTTTTCTACACGATTCAAGCGTTCTTGCAAATGCGTCTTTTGCATAGTCTTCCGGCGATTCCGTGTGTGCATCTATCCAGTCTTTCCACTCTTTCGCCTTTTTGAATCGACCCAGCTCGATATAATAATTGACGACCCTATAAAAATCTTTCCGTTCCCAGCCAAGCGTAGAATACGTCATTAGCTGGCAGGATTTTTCAAGGCAGGCCATTGATAACTGGTAATCTCCGCCATTCCACAAAAGCCCCGCGTGCATTCTCAGCACATATTCAAGATACCCTGTAGGGCCTAACTCTTTGAAACGCGGTACATCGCGGAATTTTGTATAGTCAGGAATGGCGATAGAATAAATTGATTGCTTATCGGTCAAGTCGTATTTTATTCCATCAGACACTATATCAGTTGCCGCGTTGATCTTATCGCGCACGTCGTAATACGATTGATTTGGTTCTGGAAACAACTCCACAACGCGGCCGTGCTCAAAATATACGGTAATTGGCATATCAAATTCACCTAATTTTATATTTTAAATTATATTGAATCAATTAAAAATTAGTGCTATACTAATCCGCGATAGAACACTTGTTTTATTACATGAGAGCGAACGGAGGGCAGAGAGGATGACGACGGTAGAGGAATTGATTATTACAATTTCGAAATTTACTCCCCAGCAACTTGACCTTTTTCGATTTGCTGCGCAACAGATAGTAGAGCAGCAGCAAGGTCAGGATTTGATTCGCAAATCCGGATGAGTTGTTGAATATCTTCGGGCAATTCAGAAATGAGCGCTTCACCATCGGTGGGGCGCTCTTTTTTTGCGGCTTTATCGGCTACAGAATAAGAAATTGAAATCCCCAAATAGTCTTCAATAGTTTTGATATTAGCAGCAGAGGGAAAATAGATGTTATTTCTCCACTGTGAAAATGTTGCACTTGATATTTTTGTTGCGGCATAAAATTCCGCCTTTTTTATATGTCGAGCAACGAGTTCGCGTTCGACGATATCAACAAGCGTAGGACCGTCCAAAATATTAAGCCTCCCTTTGTACAAACCGCCGAAGTCGCACAAAATGCAAAGTTCAACTTGACATATTAAGCTGAGCTTAGTATAATGTAAGCATAGGGTAATAAAAAAGTAAGCCCCCTTGATACTTAGCGGACTGTCGAAATTATTAGTTTGTTGGCACTTCTTATAATATCACGGTTCGCTAAGTTGTCAAGCAAAACTTAGTATTTGGAGGTGAAAAGATGAGTTTTCGAAGCGCTCGTCATAAAGCTGGATTCAGCGTCCAGCAAGTAGCGGACGCGCTGAAAATCTCCGACGTGGCCGTGTATTACTGGGAGACTGGTCAACAGGCCCCGCGAGCAAGTCGACTTCCGGAGATTGCTGCATTATACGGATGCACGGTGGACGAGCTGTTAAGGCCGGATGAAGAGAACTAACCCACAACAGGAGGAAATGAAAGATGAAAGAACTCAAAGTTAAATTAACGTTTATCGAGCCGATTCTCGGCACCAGCCCTGCGAACCCTGATATCTACCGCGAGTTTATCGGCAGTCACGCGCCGGATGCGGCGAGCGTGGAGGACGAGGTCGCCGCACTGGGAGCGGATGCGGTTGCCGAGAAGTCCATGACCATTTTCCCGCGACTGGACGACGGCACGCCGTTTTTGTACGACTATCAGATCAAGGGCTTTTTCAAGGACACCTGCGGCGGCCTCCGCAAGGTCAAGGGTTCGTCCAGCAGCAAAATCAAGGCTTACAAAAAGGAAATCGACAAGCTGATTTTCCCCGAGCCGCGCACCATTCCAATTCTCTTTGACGGCGAGATCAAGGAGTGCCAGCGCCCGCTGAGAGCGCAGACGGCGCAGGGCGAGCGCGTCAGCCTTGCAATGAGCGAGGAAATTCCCGCCGGGGCAACGTGTGAGTTTACGGTGGTCTGTCTGTGCGATGACCACATCGACGTTGTGCGCGACTGGCTGGACTATGGCCGCTTTTCCGGCATTGGACAGTGGCGAAACAGTGGGAAAGGCAGATTCCGCTGGGAGGAAATCGAGTAACGCGATGGAGTGGCATGGACGAGCCTTGCACGGCATTGCGATGGTAAGGCTTGGCTTGGTAACGTGTTGCAATGGAAGAGCGTTGCATAGCAATGACGAGACCGGCACAGCAAAGGATACGCGAGACACAGAACCGAACAGCAATGGAATTTCTCGGATTTGCCGTGAGCAGCAATGGAATCGCTTAGTGATGCTACGGCATTGCTTCGATGCGCCGAGACTCGCAATGGCATAGCAAGGCAAAGCAAGGCATAGCAACGCAGCGGAATTGTTCAGCGAAAGGATGCAGCGGAATTTCGTGGAGTTTCGCCGCTACGCTATGGCATGGGACTGATTCTCAACGCAAAGCATAAAAATACCCCGCCCAATGTTGCAGCATCGAGCGGGGCGGGTGGGACAAATCTCACCACAAGATATTGTGTCCGTGCTTATTGTAGCACGGAAGAAAGGAAAAGGCAATGATAAAAACAATGGACCTGAACGAGTGCGCGGCATACTTACGCGCACACGGGCTGAGCATTTCGAACGAATCGCTGGCAGACGGCCTTGAGCAGCGGGTTTACCCCTTCGGCGTGTGCATCCGCGGCGGCAAGCGCAGAATCTTCCAAATCTATACTCGCCTCGTGGACGAGTGGATTGCGGAACGCGAGGTGGAGGCATGATCGACACGCTGTTTTTCGGCTGCATCGCTGCTGCGGTAATTGCGCTCAACGGCTGCGACTTTACGACGGGGCTTGCCGTCATCGGCGCGTGCGCGGTGTGCAAGGTGCTGTATGAGCTGCTGCCGTATATCGACAGGGGGTGCAGGAAGTGAAATGCGAGCTGTACCATGACAACTTCCAGAATTTTAAGAAATACGGAATCCCAAAGGCGCAGCTTGTGATCGCGGACATTCCCTACAATATCGGCGCTGACGCTTACGGGAGCAACCCGACGTGGTACATCGGCGGTGACAACAAAAACGGCGAGAGTAAAAAAGCAAAGAGCAGCTTTTTCAACTCCGACGGCTATTTCAAAATCGCCGAGTATATGCACTTCTGTAACCGGCTTTTGAAGAAAGAACCGAAGGAGAAAGGGCAAGCCCCGGCAATGCTTGTTTTCTGCGCGTTTGACCAGATGCAGACCGTTATGGAGTATGGCAAGCAGTACGGATTCAAAAACAGCTACCCGATGTTTTTTTGCAAAAACTATTCCGCGCAGGTGCTTAAAGCCAATATGCGAGTAGTAGGGGCGACGGAGTTTGCGGTAGTGCTTTACCGTGACAAGCTTCCAAAATTTAACAACGGGCGCGAGATCGGCGAAGATGGGAAACCGATTCGCGGCACGGGAAAGATGGTTTTTGATTGGCAGAAGTGGGAGCGCGACGGGAAGGACATTCCCAAGATCCACCCCACGCAGAAGCCGGTGAATGTGCTGAAAAGGCTGATTGAAGTTTTTACCGACCCCGGCGACGTTGTAATTGACCCATGCGCGGGAAGCGCGGCCACCCTTCGCGCGGCGTATGAACTTGGGCGAAATGCTTACGGTTTTGAAATCGACAGGAATTTTTACAAGGCGGCGCAAGGAGAAATGCTTGCTCCACTGTTTGAAAAGCCCGCACAAATCACGGTGGAAGAGGTGACACCGTGAGACGGCACGACAAGCGCACGAGAGAGCAGCGCAAGGCGGACGAATCGGCGCTGATTGCGGCGGCGTGTTTGGGCGCGACGATTCTCTTGATCGTGATCTCAATCCTCGCCACCAGCGCGCAGGCGGTCGATGAGGAACCGGAAGGAGCACCCATCTTAGAGGAGTATGACCCCGCGTGGGACATTCCCGCGACTGAAAGCGCGGTGTGCAACGACGTTTTTCTTGGCGAGTTTACACTCACGGCCTATTGCCCCGGACGCTGCTGCTGCGGCAAGTGGGCAAGCGGCTACACCGCGACCGGCACGCTGGCGGCCGAGGGACGCACAATCGCGGTCGACCCGGAGGTGATCCCTTACGGCACGCGCGTCCTGCTGATCTGGCCGAACGGCACTCAGCGCAGCTACATCGCTGAGGACTGCGGCGGCGGCGTGAACGGGAACCACATCGACGTGTTTTTCAACGACCATCAGGCAGCGCGCGTCTTTGGCGTGCAGAGCGCGATGGTTTACATGGAGGTGGAGGAATGATCTACCGCTGCACGTGCTGCCACCTCATTTTTGACGAGCCGGACGTTATGCGTCGGCGCGAAAATCTTGACGGCGAGCGCGGCTATGCCCTCGTGACGGAAAAGTTCTGCCCGGACTGCGGCGCAGAGGAAATGTATTTTGAAGAATTGGAGGAGACCGAAGATGGATAACTCCCTGATGAAAGTGACTCAACTCCCCGTGATCGAGGAGCATTTGAGGAGCCGGAAGGAGCAGACGGAGCAGCGCGTCGCAGAGGCAATGAGCCTTGTCTGCACCGACGAGACCTTAACCAGCGTGAAGAACATTCGCGCCGAAATGAACCGCGAGTTTGCCGATGCCGAGACCCAGCGCAAGGCCATTAAAGCCGCAATCATGGAGAAGTACGACAGCTTCGAATCCGTCTACCGTGAGTGCATCGCCGACCCGTACAAGCGCGCCGACGCAGACCTGAAAGCCAAGATCGACGCAACGGAAAGCGAGATCAAGAGCCGCTGCGAGGAAATGCTGCTGGGCTATTTTCAGGAGCTGTGCGCGGTCAACGAGGTCGACTTCCTTTCGTTCGGGCAGACCGGCGTTAAGGTCGATATGGCGAGCGCCAGAGCCAAGACGCCGAAGAAGCTCATGGAGCAGATCAAGCTAAAGGTGGACGGCGTGGCGCAGGATATGAAAACCATCGGCACGATGGGCGAGAACGCGCCGGAGATCATGGTGGAGTACAAAAAGAACCTCGACCTCTCGCTTGCGATCTCCGTTGTCAACGAGCGTCACCGCCGCGCCGAGGAGGAGCGCGAGGCCGTGAAACGCCGCACGGAAATGGAGGAGGCCCGTGCTGCCGGAGCACCCGTCCGCGAGGATCCCGGCGCAGCGGCCCCGCAGGTCGTCCCGAAGCGCGTGGAGCAGGCGGCGGTCGAACGCCTCACGGTGTCGTTCCGCGTGACCGATACGCGCGAGCGCCTACGCCTTTTGAAGCAATTCCTTGTCAGCAATGGCTATCAGTACGAATGATTGTTTGAGGAGGACATTACGATGAACGAAATGCAGACCTACAACAGCACCGAAGTTGTGAGCGCCAAGAGCGTGAACACCGAAATGATGATCTCCCGTCAGGCACAGGAAGTGCAGGCGGCAATGGTCGTCGCCAAGCGTTTCCCTCGTGACGAGATCGAAGCGAACAACCGCATTCTCAACGCCTGCAAGCGCAAGAGCTTTGCCGAGCGCGCGATCTATGAATACCCGCGCGGCGGCGAAAATGTGACCGGCCCATCGATCCGTCTCGCCGAGGTCATGGCGCAGAACTGGGGCAACCTCGACTTCGGAATTGCCGAGCTGGAGCAGAAGAACGGCGAGAGTACCGTCATGGCCTACTGCTGGGATTTGGAGACCAACACCCGCCAGACGAAGATCTTCACCGTGCCGCATATCCGCTACACCAAGAAAGGTAGCGTTGCCCTCACCGACCCGCGCGACATTTATGAAATGATCGCCAATCAGGGCGCGCGCCGTATGCGCGCGTGCATTCTCGGCATTATCCCCGGTGACGTGGTGGATGCTGCTCTTGCGGCGTGTACCAAGACAATGATGGGAAAGAGCGATGAACCCATGATTGACCGCGTGCGCAAGATGGGGCAGGCGTTCAAGGACGACTTCGGCGTACCGATGGAGTGCCTTGAAAAGTACATCGGCTGCAAGTCCGAAGCGTTCACGGCGCAGAGCATCGTGCGCCTGCGTAATGTGTATACCTCACTGAAAGAGGGACGCGCGAGCCGTGAGCAGTATTTTGATCTCCCGACCGTCGAAGTGGACGAGACCACAGGCGAGGCCAAGGACGATCTGACATTTCCCGCTGATGCCATCGGTACGCTGGACGACGGAAAGACCGTCACCCCCAAGCAGGTGAGTATGAATGATCTGTAAGGTCAAGGTCATTTCGACCGGCTCCAAGGGGAACGCCGTACTGCTGAATGATGAAATCCTCATTGACTGCGGCATTCCCTTTCGGGAACTCGAACCGTACTGCAAGGGATTGAAGCTCGTCCTGCTGACGCACATTCACGGAGACCACTTCAATCCCGAGACCATCAAGCGCCTGCACTTCCTGCGCCCTGCGCTGCGCTGGTGCGTCCCTCCGTGGCTTATGGAACCGATGGAACGCATCGGCGTGGACCGCCGCGTGACCGATGAGGCTATGCAGCGTCACGATCTGTTCTACCTTTTATCCGAAAGCACTTCCGCTTATGTATGGTACAACTCAATTCCGCATGATGTTCCAAACTGTGCGTGGCATATTCAGTTTGCAGACGGCGAGAAATCGGACGGGTTCGACAACGTCTTCTATGCGACGGACTGCGCGTCGCTGAATGGGGTATCTGCGTTGGCCTATGACCTTTATCTGATCGAAGCCAACTACGGCGAAGAGGAGATACAGGAGCGCATGAAGCGCAAGCTGGAAGCGGGAGAATTCAGCTATGAGAGCCGCGCAATGGAGAGCCATCTATCCCGCGAGCAGGCGCACGCATGGATCGCCCAAAACGCCGCCATCGGCAAGAGCCACGTGCTCTATCTGCACCAACACCAAAGCGAGGAGGAATTGAAATGAGCATGAATCGAATCTGCCTGATGGGACGCATCGGTCGTGACTTGGAGCTGAAAAAAACGAACAGCGGCGTATCCGTTGTGTCGTTCCCTCTTGCCGTTGACCGCAACGGCAAGGAGGGCGGCACAGACTGGATCGACATTGTAGCGTGGCGCGGAACGGCAGAAGTGCTCTGCAACTACGCCGGACGCGGGCGGTTGATCGGCGTCGAGGGGCGCTTGCAGATGCGCGACTGGACGGACATGAACGGCAACAAGCGCAGGAGCTACGAGGTGCAGGCTGACAGCGTGTATTTCGCAGACAACAGGCGCCCGGAGGGTAACGATACTGCCGCACCGCAATACGCCACAGAGAGCGCCGTAGGCGGCTTTGCAGAGATCGGCGAGGACGACGGCAAGCTGCCGTTTTAAGGCGGTGACGGCATGGCGGAGAGCAAGGAATATGTCAAGCTCTGGCTGAGCTACGAGGACTATTTCCGCGAGTATGACGACGAGTCGATCGGGGCTATCGTCCGGGCGATGCTCGCTTACCGGAAAAACGGAGAACAGCCGAAGTTTGAAGGCCCCGAAAGGTTTATTTGGCCCGCAATTCAGCGGGATATTGACGAGTCCATAAAGGCGCAGGAAGCCGCCTCCAATGTTTACCGAGAGAACGGCAAAAAGGGCGGCAGACCGCCGAAAACAAGCGGTTTTTTGGAAACCAAGGAAAACCAAAAAAACCAAAGCGGTTTTTTAGAAACCAAAAAAAGCCAAGGACAAGGACAAGGACAAGGACAAGGACAAGGACAAGGACAAGGACAAGGTGTTATTTCGCGCGCGAAGCGCTTCACGCCCCCCACACTCGCAGAGGTTCAGTCCTATGTGGCTGAACGCCAATCGCCCGTAGACCCACAGGGGTTCATCGACTTTTACGAGTCAAAAGGGTGGTTGGTCGGCAAGACCCCCATGAAAGACTGGAAAGCGGCTTGCAGAAATGCGGAGAAGTGGGAACGATGGGCCAATAAAGCACCGCAGATACGGCCGGGCGGCGATGTATTCGCTGAGATGCTGGAGGAGGAAAAGAACCGTGGAAAGATCTGACGTAATTAGCCTTTTAGGGCGGCTAAAACAGGCTTATCCGCAGGCTTACGCCAAGATGACCCGCGCAGAAGCCGAAGAGCTGGTTTCCCTCTGGTCGGACATGCTGGGCAGTGAAGACCCTGCCGAGGCGATGGACGCAGTGAATGCGATGATTGCCGAGGATGCGAAGGGATTCCCCCCGAAAGTCGGCCAAGTGCTGGCAAAAATCAGGGGCGCAGTTTCCCCGCGCGTCTCGGTAGCGTGGATGAAGCCATACATCGAGAAGATAGCCGAACAGGAGGCATTTATGCCGAGCGTTTCGCGTTATGCGAGGGAACACGGGATGACGTGGGACGCGGCTGCTGCCGAAATGGAGGGAAGCAATGGGCATTGATATTTCGCAGCTTGGCAAGGACGCTCAAGCCCAGGTCATGGCAAAGATGGCCGTGCGCGAGGTGCAGAAGCGGGAAAAGCGCAGTAAGTACAGGAGTAAATTTACCCCGCGCGTCATGCCAAACGGAAAAGTGCATAAATTCAAGAGCGCCAAAGAGGCGAGGCGTTATGACGAGTTGGCTTTGATGGAGAGACGAGGGCTTATCCGCAATTTGCAGATAGAACGAGCGTTTACGCTGCAAGAGCCTTACATTCAGTCGGATGGAGCGCACGTTAAGTCAGAGCGATATTTTGCGGATTTTGTCTATGAGCGGCCAACCAAGCCTGACTGCAATGGGCAAGTTTACTGGATACAAGAGGTTGAAGACGTCAAAGGGAAACGGACGCAAATGTATCTAAGAAAGAAAAACGAGATGTTGGCGAAGTACGGCATTACGATCCGCGAGGTGTGAGATGACAGCATTTGAGCATTGCCACAGCTGCAAGCCGCCTGTGAGGCATCCGGGCTGTCACAGCGAGTGCCCGCACTATCAGGTGGATATCGCCAAGTACAACGCGGCGAGGGATGAAGAGCAGCGGGAAGCGCAGGAGAAAGACGATTACTTGAGCGCGCGCCATTTCAAGACGCGGCGCTATCAACGGCTGAAATGAGGGAGCAAGAAAAGATGTTGACAGAAAAAGAGTTGGGCGAACGGCTCAAAAATATTCGCAAAATGCGAAATATCAGCCAGTTTCGGATGGCCGATATGATGGGCACAGAACAGTCAACCATTGCCAAATTCGAAAAGGGCGCGAGCTATCCGAAGGTGTCGACGCTATATAGATACGCCGAATGCGTTGGCTTGACGTTGAGCGATATTCTGGCGGAATCCCCACCGGCGAAAAAAGGCATGCTGTCGCCGGAAGAGATCGGCGAGAACATCAAGAAATGGAGTGCGCTGCGGGGCATGAGTATCAAGGGGCTTGCAGAAAAGGCGGGATTATCGCGCAGTAGCATCTTAAACCTCAGAGAGGGACGATGCATCAGCTACATGCCGACGTATCAGTACATTGCCGAAGCACTGGGCGTGACCGTCGGGACGCTGCTCGGAGAGGTGCAGGAAAATGAGTGAGAACACGAACCACGTGCCGTTTAAGACGGTCGTATATCCGCAGCTCAAGAAAGCCTTGCAGTTATCGGGCATGACACCGCCGGAGTTGAGCAAGAAGATCGGCGTCTCCCCGCTCTGCGTGTGGCGATGGACAACGGGGAAGAACGAATTCAGCATCGGCGTTATCAAGGCAATCCTTGCTGCGACGGGGCTGACATTTGAAGAGGCTTTCGGGGAGGTACACACATGAGCAAAATCGTGAGACCGAAAACGCCGTTTGAGTTCTGCGCTTATCCAGTGCTCAAGGAGGCGCTGGAAAAGACGAACTATAACCAAACAGAACTTGCACAATCCCTCGGTACGTCGCAGTTTACGGTGTCGGCGTGGGTGCGCGGCGACCGCGATACAACGGTGCGGCTGCTGCTCGCGCTGGAGGATTTGACTGGAATGACGTTTCGGGAGCTGTTCGGGGAATGCGAGGGGAGACGATGAAGGTTTTAGTTGCCTGCGAGGAATCGCAGGAAGTATGTAAGGCGTTCCGCGCATTGGGGCATGAGGCATATTCCTGCGACATTCAGGACCCGTCCGGCGGGCATCCTGAGTGGCATATCCTTGGCGATGCGCTTAAGGCCATCGAGGGGGGGGCAAGTGACCACAATGGACGGGCAGACGCATGACGTCGACAGGTGGGACTTGCTGATCGCGCACCCGCCGTGCACTTATTTGACGGTCGCCGGAGCAGCTAACATCCCAAAGCACCCAGAGAGAATTCAGCAAGGGGAAGAAGCTGCGGCGTTTTTTATGGCGTTTTATAACAGCGAAATTCCCAGAATTGCGATTGAAAACCCTGTTCCAATGCGCAGGTTTGGGTTGCCCCCATATACTCAGATAATCCGGCCTTATATGTTTGGCCATAACAATGGTAAGCCGGTTTGCTTATGGCTTAAAAATCTCCCGGTCCTATTTGCAACTGATATTGTACCGTGTAATCCGGAATTGACCGTCTGGACATACAAAGGTCGTCGAAAATCTATGTCAAAGTGGTACAACGTTGGCGATAGAAAAGACCGTGCGAAACTGAGAAGCAAGACCTTCCCCGGCATCGCCAAAGCTATGGCGGAGCAATGGGGAGGAGACATTAGGGAATGCGAGGGACACCATGGAAGGGTATAGCAATCAGCCGATTCCGAAGGAGGCGGCGAAACAGCTTTTAGCCCTTGATTTGCAGGACAAGGAAATATTGAGCTATGAGAAGATCGATCAATGGTACACCGCGTGGAACGGAAAGTGCTATGTGTCATTTTCAGGCGGAAAGGATAGCACGGTGCTGGCATACTTGGCGGCGCGTTACCTGTCGAGTTTCAGGGCGCTGCCGTGGGAGCTGAATCTGGTGTTCGTGAACACTGGGCTGGAGTACCCGGAGATACAGAAGTTCGTCAATGAGTACGCCGACTGGCTGCGGAGGGAGTTCCCCCGCGTGGCCGTCAACCTTCACCGTCTACGACCGAAGCTCAACATCCGGCAGGTGTTGACAAGGTACGGCTATCCCGTCATCGGCAAAAAGCAGGCGCGTTTTATCCGCGATCTGCAAAACGCGCACGGGCAAAACGATGCAACGGTCAATCTGTATCTGACCGGCTACAACCGGCAGGGCGTGTACTGCTCGACGATGAAACTGGCGGACAAGTGGCATTATCTCAAGGATGCGCCGTTCCATATTAGCGAGCAGTGCTGCGACGTGATGAAAAAAGCACCCGCCAAGCGATACGAAGCTACGAGCGGATGTGTGCCGTTTACCGCGATGATGGCGAGCGAGAGCCAGCAGCGCGAAAAAGAGTGGAAGCGCACGGGCTGCAACGCCTTCGATGGAAAGCGCCCCATGAGCAAGCCTATGAGCTTCTGGACAGATCAGGACGTGCTTGCGTTCCTGAAAGACGAAAACATCCCGTATTGCAGCGTATACGGCGACATCGTGGCGAGCGACGGCGAGAATGATTATCCGTTGACGCTCATCGAAAAGCCGCTGCACTGCACGGGCTGCCAACGCACGGGGTGCATGTTCTGTGCGTTCGGCGCTCATCTTGAAAAGGGAGAGACCCGCTTCGAGCGCATGAAGCGCACGCACCCAAAGCACTACGACTTTTGCATCGGCGGCGGAGAGTTTGACCCCGCGGACGGGATGTGGAAGCCAAACGAAAAGGGCCTCGGCTATGGTCGAGTGCTGGATTTTATCGGAGTGAGGTATTGAGCATGTACATTGGCGAACCATTTAGCTGGAAGCCTGCCGCATTTGAGGGCAGCAACGGCATTATGAGCGTTACCACGAAAGAGATGACTGCGCACGGGCGCGTCGTCTACATCAACGAGGCGCGCCGCTACTTTACGGCGGAGGCCGATTTCAACGGGAAGAAGCTCAGAGAGAGCTTTAAATTTTAACAAAAATCAGGAGGAATTTCATCATGAACAACAATCAGGACTACATCGTTCGCTGCGACCGCGCAGGCGTGTTTTTCGGCAAGATCAAGGAGCGCAACGGCTCCGAGGTCACCATGACCGAGGTGCGTAAACTGTGGAGCTGGGAAGGTGCATTCGCTGTGGAACAGCTGGCGCAGGACGGCACAAAAGCACCGGGCAACTGCCGTTTTACCGTGACGGTCACAGAAATGACCGTGATGGGAGCAATCCAGATCATCCCGTGCACGGATGATGCATCGGTATCGCTTCGCGGCGTAAAGGAGTGGAAGAGATGACGCTTGATGATAAGGTCAAGGCATTCCTGTCAGTAACCTCCGGCTCCGGCTACGGCTCCGGCGACGGCTCCGGCGACGGCGACGGCTCCGGCGACGGCTCCGGCTCCGGCTCCGGCTACGGCTCCGGCGACGGCTC